CTTTAGCTTGGTTGGCTTGTATCTCAGCTTGAGTCTTAGCCATCAATGCCTGTATCTCTGGAGGCATCTGCTGTTGTTGTGGAGGAGGATTCGAGAGCATCTGGTCTTGCTCTGGCGTAATTGCTTTGTAAAACTCAGCACTATCTTTAAAGCCAGCAATCTCAACCATGCGTCCCAAAGTGCCACGATACTGAGCAGGTGAAACGTAAGGATTAGCAGGGCCGTACTGAGCAATCAACTGCTCTTGTTTAGCAAGAACCATCGACAACATAGCCATCTGCTCTTGTCGGTTACCTGCGCCTAAACCTACATTGATAGACACATCATATTGGTTAGCCCATGTACGAGGGTCAAACTCTACGAACTCGCCACGCATACGAACCAAACGAGCCTTGTCTTGGTACTTGCAGAGTAAGTGCAAAATACCCTTAAACAAAGACTTAACGCCTGTCTCAGCAAAGATTCGAGCCATTAGTTCAATCTTACCTGCGCCAGCTTGTTGCATTGAAGCTACCGCAGCAGCAGTCACATTCTGCAATACAGATGGGTCTAGCCCTTGTGAAGCATCAGACACGCCTGTACGCTTAGACTGAATTGTGTCCAGATACTGAAGCATTGGGAAAGCCTGTGCAGCCACGTTCTGAACAACCAATTGAGAAACAGCATTAGGAGACTTAACACGAATGACACCACCTGCCGTAGATGTAAGCAGGTCATCTAAATTTGCTTGTCCTTCTACGGCAACTACTCTGGCGTTGTTTGTCAGATATAAGTTATCCAACATCTGACGAGTGATAGTGGTCTTGATTAACTGTAGGTCAACTGTTCTGTCAGCTAACGAGTTACCAAAAAATTTATGTGGAATTGGGATTGGGCAGATTGAGTGGAAAGGAACGTAATCAACTTCCTCAATCATTTCCTTACCTTTTTCATCCTCTAGGATTTCATTAGAAGCGTAGAACACTTGAACTAATGAAGCAATGCCTTTGCCATCTATATCAGTTTTGACATAGCACTCAAAGACTTCAATCTCTTGCATTGATGGGTCATCTGTCTGAACTTGGTAAGGTTGCTCACCAGCAGAGAAACGAGCCACTCGCTCTGGTGTGTACGCTAGTGCATCACCCATCTGCAAGCCTTCTACCTGCTTCTTGTTAAAACCCATAGCAATCAAGGTGCTACGAGTCAACATCTGACGATGGGCTACGAAAGGACTATCAGCAATAGTCCTAGCTTTCTTGCTAATCAGGAATTCTTCTGGGGGTACGTTCTCAATCGTTACCTTGCCTGACTTTTTCTTTTGTTGGACAACTACGTTATGTGTAGCACCCATCACAGGCATACCCATAGGGTCTATAACTGGCTGACCCATTGGGTCAATAATTGGAAACTCTGTCGTATCTTGCTCGACAATCTCCATGCTCTCATCACTCATCAGCATTGCTAACTCATCGTTAGACAAGTCAAAGTAACGCTCTTTGGTAATGTCTTCTTTATCTTCCCAGTACGCTTTCAGAATTCCATTTTTCTGAAGCAAAGCGTCCTTGAACCAATCATGGAGAATGGACACGCCTTCGTTGTCTCTGGTAAAGACCCAATTACAGTAGTCTGTGGCCTGTTTTGCGGAGGCTTCATCTTTCGGGCCTTGTGGCTCAAAGACTACGATATTGTCTGAGCCTGTAAAGATACGGACTAAGCTAGGTAGCGCACCATCTATCGCTTCCGCAACTTCTCCAGTAACGATTTGAGACTTACCCTCAACCTCATTACCATATGGCTGTCGTAGATAAGCCTCCAGAGCCTGTTTGCGTTGTTCAACAGTTTCGCTTTCAATAAATCCAATTGCATCGTCAATCTCTGCTTGGATTATCGACATTAACTCGTTCTGTGCCATGCTTGTCCTTTGGAGGGCGTCCCATTCGGGGTTTATCCAATTGTAACTCTTTTACCATATTTTCAAGCATTTCGATACGCTTTTCAAGTTCTTTTACTTTAGGTGCTAGATTTACACCCTGCATTTGTACATACATTAAACAATCCACTTCGGAGTTTGGTTAATAGGCTTAGACCACGTTGAATGACCTTCATCCAATCCAAGGGCTAAGTAACGGAAAGAATCAGAGCCATGACTAGACCAATCGTGTAGTGGTCTTTCATAGAAAATCTTACGCTTCTCATCGTAGTCTCTGCGGTAGTTTCTCAGGCAGTTCAAGCCATTCTGCACTTTAGGAACATTAAACCAGCACCTTGGCAGCAGTCGTCTTACCGCTTGGATGCCATCATCTAGTCCCATTCTGGGGGTAATCTTGACTTCTAGTCCTGAGTCCTCAAGCATTTCTAGTCTGCTTTTACCTGTGCCTAACTCTCTAACCCTAACGTCATGGGGCAGAATATGCTCTGCTTTTGAGTAATCGTTATCCTTAATCCACTTAACGTAGTGGTCAAGTCCTACGCCATGATTCTCATAATAGTCAATTAGTCTGACTTCAGTACCCACTAACTGAGCCACCCAGATAGATGTAGAGTCACCCATACCCAAGTCCCAAGCAGTAAAAGTTCTGCTTAGTTCCTCTCTGGGAATCTCTTGCATATGCTTCTTTTCTTCTAACTCATTAAGCATTTCTCCATAATATGACCCCTCAATTGGCGCATCGAAAGAACACTCAAATTCCTGCCGAAACTTGCTTTCGCCCATCTCATTCTTAGCAGCCTTTAGTTCTGTCTCATCTACTACCCCTGTCTCAGAGGCTTTGAACTCCAACAGACCCCATCCTTCTTCCTTCTCTGCCCTGTCTCTCAACTCTTTGAAGTGGTTATGTCCTTTGGGTGTACCAATGAATAGACACCAGCCTTTTCTGTCTGTCAAAGCAGGTCTAACAATATCTGTCCATATCTTAGGATTCTGGTCACCAACCTCATCAATGATGACCCCATCAAAGAATTGTCCTCGGAGGGAATCAGGATTGTCTGAGCCATAAAGCTGAATACGCCTACCCCAGAAGTCAACTCGTAACTCTGAAATGTTGTTAGTACCTCCTAGCGGAGTAGTGTATTTAACGAGATAGTCCCACGCCACTCGTTTAGCTTGTCCATAGGTAGGTGCAATGTAGGCGTATCTAGGTGTTTCTTTCTCGTTTAGCACCGCCTCACGGATTAAGTGGTTAAGCGCAGCTACAGTCTTACCGAATCTACGATGCGCCACTACGACTGCAAAGCGTTTGCCATCCAGTAACTCGTGAACCTTTAGTTGGTGTTCCCTTGGCTTATAGGGAATTTCGATTACTTCGCCCATGTAACGATGTGCTGAAGTGGTTGGTCAGCGTCTCCGCTTATGGTTACTGAAGCCATATCAGGCATTGATTTACGCAATAGTATCTCAATAGCCTTCATCCTTGTAGGACTAAGTTCCTCAGTTTCACCAAGTGCATGATTTTGCAAAACATTTAGCAATTGACTTACTTGAATCTTTTTGCGTACATCTTCCTGATGAAGTTTGTTTATTGGTCTTCCGACTGATGCCATTTTGTTTGACTCCTCTAGGGTTGGTCAAGGTTAAGTAATACTTTATTCTAACAGGCTTTGGATTTCTTTACGCTTTTCTTCGTCCAGTAAACCTGTTGCACCTAATGGTAACGCAGGTGCAGCAAACATCTTATCGCCAAACTGTTTGAATAGTTGTGTCCGTTCTTCTGGGGTTTCGTAGAAGTAAATCTTATCAATCCCTTGGCTTTTCAGATAGTCAATAGACTTCTGAGGCGCATCTTTAGGAACAATAGCACCTTCAAACTCACTTACCTGTACGGCTCTTTGAGGCTTAATCTCAAAGTATTCAGTAGGCATTGATTTGACTTTGTTCATAAAAATCTGAACATCTGCCTTTAATGCTTCTGGAACATCCTTATAAATCTTGTCTAAAAAGTTAACATTCTTAACTTGACCTAGTTCATATAAAGCGTCTTCTGGCTTATATGCGTAATTGTTATTACCTTCTAGGCTTCTCATCCTGTCTGTTAAGTCTTCAAACGCTTCATTTATTTTCTTCTTAACTGGCTCAAAGTCTTTAGACGAAACAATGTTTTCTCGTGCAGCCTTTACTTGCTCAAAGTTCTTAAACTTAGGTGTAGCTACAGCACGAATGTTGCCTACCCCATAGAAGAAACCTTCTGCGCCAGCACCACCTTTCATCTCTCTTACAAGATTGTCTAATGTTGCGTCTGCATAGCGTCTGTTACCAGAATCTGTATAACCTCTAAAAATGCGTTCTGTTGGAGTTACACCAGCTTCTGCTAATGTGTTATCCATATTAGCAGACCAGCTTTCAAATTCTGGTCTTAAATCTCTTACTCGTTGGTTGACTTCTTGATTAAACTTCCAAGTTTCTTTTCCAAAATCTTTAGGGTCTGGCAACATACCTTGCTCATCAAGGAACTTTGCCTTGTAAATATCAGAATCAAACCGATATTTCCAATCTTGTTTTAACCTGTCAACTGTGTAGTCACCATCTGGTATTTTTTTAGCAACATCTGAAAAGAAGCTATCTATGTTTTTAACGCTTTTCGCATCAAACTTAAAATCAATCTCAGGTGTTCTGGCTGTATAAGCATCAAATCCATACACAGGATTCTTAGCTGATGGAATAGCCATTGACTTATCGCCTATCAATGAGATGTTTCCAAAAGAAGTTAATGGATTCTCTACATTTGAAACAGCTACAGATGGCACAGGCATACCGCCCACTTTTTCTACTCGTGCTAGTTTTTCTGGTGAAATGTTGTGGTGAACAATCATTTCTTTACCAGCTTCCACATTAGGAACAAATTGAGATGGGGTGCGTTTCCCTAAAAGTCCACCAACATCTTGAATACTTGCGCCTACTGGTAAACCCTTAGTAGCTTGCATCAATGCTCTGTTAACTGGCGCAGCAATTGGCGCAAGGGTCATTGCAGCTTCAGCAGTCTCTGGCTTTAGGAATGGTACGTTAGCCCTGTTGACGTTGGTCAATGCGTCTAGTAATCCTCTGGGGCTTTCAGCGTATGCTGCTCTCTCTACTGTCTTAGGGATTCCTGTGCTTTCCAACAAATTACCCAGACCTTGCAGTTGCTGAGTACGCCTCTTATCTTGCATGAACGCAAGCAAGCCTTGGATAGCATCGTTAGATAACCCTGTTAATGGGTTAGCGTAAGGAGTAGCCCTCAAGTCAGCCATTATTTCATTCTGCCCATCTTACGAGCAGCTTCACTTATGGCAATTGCAACCGCTTGCTTGGGATTCTTAACGACTTTACCACCCTTACCAGAGTGCAGTTCGCCTTTTCCAAACTCGTGCATCACAGCACCCATTTTAGCTTTACCAGCTTTGTTCATCTTAGGAGTTTTCATAGTTTCACCATTTAACCTTGTTAGCCCAATACGCTGCACTCATCTTACCCTTGGCAATGTTCTCTGCGTGACGAGCCTTAAACGCTTCGTTACGCTTCGTGCCATCAGGTGAACCCTTTGCACCTTG